ATACTCCTACAGGGGGTAGTGACGGAGATATTTGGTTGAAGGTGTCATAAAGTGCCATGCCAATGTATGTCAAAGATGGTGGAGATTGGAGAATACTAGATACATCGGGTGATACACCTGATCAAATGTATTGTAGAGACTCTACAAGTTTTACAAACAAAACAATATTAAATGCGTACGTCAAAACAGGAGGCGTATGGAAAGAATTTTATAACATCTTTGAAACTACTCTTTTTCAAACTTTTTCTGATACAACACAGATTTTAACAACAAGAGTACCAGCTCTAGCAAATAAAATACATATACAAAAAGCAGTCGCTGGAGGAGGCGGTGGAGGTGGTGGTTTAGACTATGATCAAGCTGGCTTTGAAGATGGTGGCGGTGGAGGTGCGTCTGGTGCATTTATATCGGATATGGTTTTTAGTGTTACAGGAGGTGAAATATTGAGTTTTCAGATAGGTGCTGGTGGCACAGGTGGTAACGGTGTAGGTGAACCACCAACTAATACACAAGGCACGACAGGTGGTGCTACAACTTTATCAGGCGCAACGACAGGCCCTATATTTACTTTAAATGGTGGATCTGGTGCCGTATCTACGGGTGGTAGAGTATCAGCTCCCGCCTCAGTCGCAGGTGTAGGCGGAACACGAACAGGTTTTGCAACTCCAGTTGCTACTGGAACTACCACAGACGGTCTTAATATTACTACTTTTACAAGCGGACCTCGTGGCACGTTTAATCAGCAAGGTGATGGCACAAATGGAACAAACGGCGTTAGATACAGCGGTGATAATGCTAATGGTGTTGGATCGCCAGGCGGTGCATCTTTTGTTAATTTAGCAGGAACTGCTGGTGCAGGAGGCGATGCAGGTAACGGTGGCTCTCCTGAGTCTGGACAGTTTGGTAAAGCTGGCTCCCAAGGTGGAGGTGGTGGCGGTGGAGGAACCGAGCAAGGCGCTCCTGGTGGTTCAGGTGGCGATGGTACAGTTTCATTTAGATTTTTGAGAATATAATGCCTTTAACAAAATTAAACTTTGCACCAGGAATAGATAAACAAAACACCGAATATGGTGCTGAAGGACGTTGGATAGACTCTGACAATGTAAGGTTTCATTATGGTTTGCCACAAAAAGTAGGTGGTTGGCAAAAACTCATTGATGACACACTTATAGGTGTTGCAAGAGATATTCATGCATGGACATCTTTGGATGGTGTAAGATACACGGCTCTCGGAACAGATAGAAAATTTTATATATACACAGAGGGCACTATTGCTGATGTTACACCTATTAGAAAAACAACAAGTAGTATATCCAATCCATTTACGACAAATGGAACTAACAACGTTACTGTAACAGACACTGGTCATCAAGCTTCACTTGGTGATTTTGTAACCTTTGATTCTTTTTCTGCAATTGATGGACTTGATATGAATGCAGAGTTTGAGATTACATCTATTACAAACTCCAACAGTTATGTCGTAACACAAACTAGTAATGCTTCTGGATCTACTGCTGGCGGTGGCGGCACTGGTAATATTAATTATCAAATTAGTATTGGGCCAGATGCTTCTGTGTATGGTTATGGTTGGGGTATTGGCACATGGAACACAGGCACTTGGAATACACCAAGATCTACTTCAACAGTTACATTAGATGGTAGAAACTGGAGTTTTGATAACTTTGGTGAAGATTTAATAGCTACGGTGCATAAAGGTGGCACTTTTAGATGGGATACATCAGCTGGATTAAATACAAGAGCAACTGTAATTTCACAAGCTCCTACGACCTCTAGATTTAATCTAGTGTCAATGCCAGACAGACACGTATTTTTATTTGGCACAGAAACTACAATAGGAGATGCAACAACAAGAGATGATTTATTTTTACGATTCTCATCACAAGAGGATTTTACAACATGGACACCAACAGCAACTAATACATCTGGTTCTTTTAGAATACAGGATGGCTCTAAAATAATAGCTGCAGTTAGATCTAGAAACGCCGTATTGGTGTGGACAGACAATTCTTTACATGCTTTGCAGTTTGTAGGCGCTCCCTTCACATTTTCATTAGTAGAGCTGGGAGCTAATTGTGGTGCTGTTGGTGTGCACTCAGCCGTTGACATTAATGGTGTTGCCTACTGGATGTCACAAAATTCATTTTACTTGTATGATGGTACAGTCAAAAAATTACCATGTAGCGTCCAAGATTACGTTTTTGAAGATTTTAGTATTGCTAATTACCCTGAAACATATGCAGGTATTAATTCTGAATTTAATGAGATAACGTGGTTTTACCCGTCTGCAGCATCAACACAAATAGATAGAGCAGTTACTTATAATTATTTAGAAAGGTCTTGGCATACATCTAATTTAGATAGAACTTCTTGGTCGGATTACGGTGTGTATCAACAACCATACGCAACAAAATATTTTCCTAATAATACTGCTACAACTCCAACTGTCATAGGCTTGACTGCTGGAGCAACGACTTTCTATGAACATGAAGTAGGGTTTGATGATGACGGCACTGCTATGACAGCATTTATTACATCTGGTGATTTCGACATACAAGATGGTCAACAAATGCTTTCCATAAGCAGAGGCATACCAGATTTCAAAGATCAAGTAGGAGATGCAACTATAAAATTAGGTTTAAAATCATTCCCTTCACAAAATTCAACTGATATATCAAGAACAATAACTACAAATACCACTAAATTTGATTTACGTGGTAGAGGTAGACAAGCAAATGTAGACATACGTAGCACTGATGTTGGTGCTAATTGGCGTTATGGTACGCTTAGACTAGATGTAAAACCAGATGGAGGTAGATAATGGCTAAAATTGCAACAACTAGGTTACCTGACTCAACACCAGAATACGAACCATCACAATTTGATGCTCTTATTCGTGTGTTAGAGCAGATAACACAACAATTAAACTTTGGATTTCAACAAGACATAAAAGATGAATCCACTGCAAGGAGTTTTTTTCTTGGCGGATAATTTTAAAAGTTTCTCTAAGACTGCAACAGGGTCAAACACAGCTGTTTACACAGTTCCAACAGCTAATTCAGGTGCTGTCCCTCCTGTTTTACCTACGACGGCTATTGTAAAAAGCATTCGATTATCTAATCAAACTGGTGGAGCAGTGACCACAACTGTAACTGTATTAGATTATGATGCAAGCTCACCTTTAGAAATAGAGCTTTATAAAGATAGCTTAGCAGATGGGGCAGAAACAGAAGTGCTTACACATCCTGTCGTTTTAGAGCAACAAGATGCTGTTAAAATACTTGGAAATGGTGTAAAAATATTAGTAAGTTTAATGGAGATTACGTAATGTCAGATGAAAATATAGGTAAGAAAGTACAAGACGCAGAACAAATCGGCACAGAAAAAGTTGGTGATAAAGAAATACCAATTTTAAAACCTGAAGTTTACGTAAAAATTTATTGTTCTAATTGTAACGCTGAAGTTGATGATGAGGAAAAGGCTACTGGTAATTGTAACGACTGTGGTAAACCTTGGGCCGAATCAAAGGCCAAGGATGTTACCATTCGTGTCGTTAAAATGCCTGAAGTATTTGGAGATGGCGGAGAACTCTAACGGTTCTCACACTCACAACTCTCACAACGATGCATATCTGAATCGTTTTCGTGTTTATCTATATCTCTTTCTACTGCTAATAATCTTTCGTGATATTTGCTCACCTTATCAGCAAGGTTGGCAATAGCTTTTAAAACGTCTTGTTCGCTCATATTTACTCCTGTGATTGTTAATTTTGGTGAGAACGTAATTTAAACATGTTTTGAATGAAATCAACAGAACTTTTTAAAATTGTTTTCTTGACAACTACGTTGCCTCTGAATAAGCGACCTGTAAATACTCTATCTTTGTAACCCAACCACGTGGTATTGCAATAGAACCACCACCGTGATTATCGTCTTTATCAGTGCACCAAGAGCGCATAACAACTATTTTTTCTTGATTATTAACAACCATGTATCCTACTTCTTGACACACGGCCAACGGAGCATTAAGTATGTCTTTTATAGGCAACCAACCTGTTTCTGTATCACGGGCGTCTAACCACGTCACACGGACCATAGGCACCTTTGTAATATCAAAGCTCATTTCTAGTTGCACATTAATAGAAATTTGCCTATAATTATACGATTAATTAGGCTTAATCTTCAAGGCCAGCCTCCTTGCTACAAACAACTCATAGATTGCTAGGAGAATATGCTAAAAGGATTATCGAGTATACTTAAAAAAGCCGTACAAGTAGCGGCACCTATCATAGGAGCAGCGACGCCATTAGGCCCAATTTTTGGAGCAGCAGCTGGTTCAGGATTAGCTGGATTATTAGCAGGACAAAAACCAGAACAAGCTTTAAGACAAGCAGCAGTTGCTGGTCTAGCAGGTTTTGGTGCTGACAAATTAGGCATGTTAGGCAAAGGTAACATAGATGCTGGAAAATCTATTCGAGAGGGAACTGATGCAATTAGAACACTACCACAAACTTTATCTGAAAGATTTAAAATGCCATCATTATTTAAAGATGGAAAACCAACAGGATTTGGCACTGCTTTAGGAGTAGGTTTACCTTCAGTGTTAGCATATATGGGTCCCT